TGGATTGGTGCTAAAATCTCCAAATACTTTATCAGAAAAAATTAAAGAGCGTATGATTCAATCTTGGACTCTGCGCTATCGTCCAGACTCAGGAGGCAGACGTCCTCTAATTCTTGACGGCGGACTAGAAATAGATAGTTACTCTACTACTAATTTTAAAGAACTAGATTTTCAGAACGCAATTTTAGAACATGAAAAAGTAATTCTAAAATCACTAGGAGTACCTCCAATACTTCTCGATTCTGGAAACAATGCAAATCTTCGTCCAAATATGAGATTGTACTATCTTGAAACAATCTTACCAATTGTACGAAAACTTAATTTTGCACTATCACGATACTTTGGATTTAATATTACAGAAGATGTAACTGATATTCCTGCACTGCAGCCCGAACTCAGGGACGCTGCAGCTTACTATACAGCATTAGTAAATGGAGGAATCATAACAATTAATGAAGCCCGGGATCAATTAGGCTATGAAACAATAGAAGGACAAGATGAGATTCGAGTTCCTCAAAACATAGCAGGTAGCGCCGCAAATCCCGATGAAGGCGGAAGGCCCCCAGAATCAGAAGGAGACTAATATGGGAGTACGAAAGAATCATGCAGTTTTAGGAGCTCGTCAGCTCGCTGCCTATTTTAGAACTAAAGGCAAGGCACTTACTCTTCAAGAGTATCTTAATGCAACTGACGCTCCTATTGCAACAACTTATTTAATGAAATGGTTTAAAAGTTACGATCTGGCTTTAGATTGGGTTAGAAAAGTAGATCCCACAATTTTTGTGGATCTTGAATCTGCTGCTAAACCTGCCCCAAAGGTTGCCCCAAAGCCTAAGCCCGCCCCAAAGGCAAAGGTAAAGAAAAATGATGAATAAGACGTTTAACTTAACATCTACTTTCAAGAGCGAGCCGCAAGAGGACGGCTCTATCATGGTTCGTGGAATGGCCAGCACAAATGCGTTTGATCGTGCTGGAGACTCTATTTCTGCAGAAGCATGGACTAAAGGGGGTCTTGGTAATTTTGAAAAGAACCCTATTATACTATTTAATCACGATTATAACCGACCGATTGGCCGAGCAACAAAAGTTACTCCCACAGCGGACGGCTTGCACATGGAAGCAAAAATTAGTAAACATGCTGACTGTGCTGATTTAATCAAAGACGGTGTCCTTGGAGCGTTTTCTGTCGGTTTCAAAGTCAAGGATGCTGATTACCTTGAGGAAACCGACGGATTACAGATAAAGGACGCTGAGTTGTTTGAAGTATCAGTAGTTTCGATACCTTGCAATCAAGCAGCTACTTTTTCTTTAGCGAAGTCATTCGAGTCTAAAGAGGCTTACGAAGACTTCAAGAAAACTTTTAAAAGCGAGGAAGATTCCTCTTCAATGGAGATAGATATGTCGGAAGAAGTAACAACTCCCGAAATCGACCTCGACGCTTTTGCTAAGAAAGTAGCGGAGGAAACTGCTGCTAAGATTGCAATTCGTCAGGCCGAAGAGAAGGCTGCCGCAGAAGCAGAAGCTAAGGCTGCTGAAGAAGCTGCAGCTGAGAAAGCTGCTGAAGAAGCTGAGGTAGCTGAAAAAGTCGAAACTAGTATCCGCACCGGTATTGAAACTGGTACGGAAAAGCTCATGGCAGACATTCAAAAAGAATTTGAATCTCAAAAAGAGATTGATCTTCAAGAAATTCATGCCAAGTATGAGGCTGAACTCAAAGAGAAGTCAGAAGAACTCGAAGCTATGCGAAATAGCAAGCGTACTTTTGCTGATCGACAAGGTGGTGAAGTATCCCTTGAAGCTAAGGCTCAAGAGGTTCTCGACGCCAAGATTCTTGGTGTAGTAACTCGTAAGGGTTGGGATACTCAGTATGCTCAAGATCTTATTGAGAAAAATGCTGGCGTTAACGCCCTCAGCGGTAACACAATCGCTCTCGATACTATTGTATCCACTCAGTTCGAACGCGAACTTCAGAATGAGCTCAAGATTGCTCAGTTCTTCCGTGAGATCCCTGTGACCTCTACGAAAACTGTACTGCCCTTGATGCCTGATTCTGTAGCAGCTACTTTCAATAGTGGTGTACCTTCTGGTACTGCTAATAACGCTGCTAACCTTAATGACCTGACAAATGGTACTGCTGCAAGCGGTGGTAACTTTGATTTGAGTCAGAAGGTTCTTACTACTGGTCGTATGACTTCAGTCACTTATGTTGACAATGATGTAGAAGAGAATACTCTTGTAGCTCTTCTGCCCATGATGCGAGAAGCAATGGTACGAGCTCATGCCCGTGCAGTTGATTCAATGGCTCTCTGTGGTAACGGTGGTTCCGCAGGTGCTGTAGCTCGTGATGGTATTCTCAATGTAAATGGTACTCAAATCGTTCCCGGAACTCTTAGTGGGGGTGCTACTGCTGCTGATGACGTTCTCCGTAACGACGACATTCTTACTATGCGCGCAGGCATGGGTAAGTATGGTCTGAACCCTGCTGATCTTGCTCTGGCTGTATCCTTTACAGCTTACAATGATCTTCTTGCAGATCCTGAGTTCCATGACATTTCAGAAGTCGGTTCTGAGCTTGCTACCAAGCTGACAGGTGTTGTAGGCAGCATGTTTGCAATCCCGATTGTTGTTAGTGACATTCAGTCTGCTAACAGCACTGGCTTGAGTAACGACCGAGCTCCGTCTAGCGGTACTGTTCCTTGTGCTGTATTGTTCAACCACAAGAACTATGTCATTCCGCGACTCAAGGGCGCTCAGATTGAGTCAGAGTACCAGGTTGGTAACCAGCGTCAAGCTATCGTTGCTAGCCAGTCTCTTGGCTTTGAAATGCTCTTTGCTGGTGATGCTTCTAACCTCACGGTTGGTGTATCAGCTAAAGCAGTTCGTTACCAGTAATATTTACTGGTGTAAACTGGGGAGGTTCGCCTCCCCAAGTTTTTATTAATTGACTTATGGCTAACTTAATAACGTTACAGCAATTTAAAGACGCGGAAGGCATCCAAAGTCCAAGGGATGACTATAAACTTTCTCGTATTATAGATTCTGTAAGTCAATTAGTAAAAACTTATTGTGGAAATAGTTTTGTTGATTTTTTCTCTACGAATAAAGTAGAAGATTTTATTATTGATTGGGATACTCATGCAGTACAGCTAACAGAAAGCCCAGTCAACTCAATCGTATCAGTAGAAAAAAGAGATGCAGTAGATGCAGCTTACACTACACTAGGAGCAAGTGAGTACTACTTAGATACAAAAACTGACTCTGTTTTATACATAACAGGTACTGGATATCAGAACTGGCCAAAAGGTGCCGGGGCTGTAAAAGTAACATATAGAGCAGGATATTCTTCAACTCCTGCAGACTTACAAATTGCAGTTATTGATTTAATAAATTATTACTTCAAGGACGAGCACAAAACTCGAAGAACCCTGTCTGGAGCAACTCTAGAAAATCCTGAGAGCGGAGAAGGTAAAGGGTTTCCTGACCATATTAAACGAGTTTTGGATATGTACAAAAACTTTTAATGTCAGCCGCGGAGTTAGATAAGTTAGCAGATACACTGACGAAAAGGTTAAAAGCCAGTTCAGAACAATTTAGAACGATGGTTGCTGATTATGAGCCGCATCTTTTTACCATGAATGTTAAGGATATAAAAAAAGAAGTACGAGAGCAACTAAAGCAAAAGTACAGAGGCGAAAAATACAAACTTCTAGTCGCAGGAACAGAAAAACAACCAGGAATTGAAGAGATTTTAAAAGATAAAGTTCCCGAACTAGTAGAATACTTTTTTAATAGATTTCAAAAAGATACATTCAATAGTAGAACATATAGAGTAGCAGAATCTTTTGGAACTAAAACAAATTTTACTTTCATACTCGCGAATAAAGCAGGTAGTCGTGGAGCAGTTTTTAGATATGTACGAAAAGTAAAACAAGGGGCTCAAAAGCCTTTAATTCTTGCAATCGATGATCTTATACTATCAATAAATAGAAGCATAACTTCTAAAAAGAATAAACTAGAAAGAACTGCGAAAGGCAGAGGAAAAAAACGAAGAGTTACTGATCCTTTAACAGATATAGGCCACGCTGAAGAATCAACTGTAGCGATGGCAAGAAGTATTGCAGCTCAACAAATCTTTTTAGATTTCTTTGCAGATACTGGTCCCGATTCCGCAGCAGCAGAGTACATAAGGCAGTTAGTCGGAGAAGAGTTTTTTATTACAGTAGA